TGAAGAAGTCGCTCGAGGCAAAGATGGGCGAAGCCGAATATGAACTCGCGCTCAAGGAAACGTGCGGCACCGAACGCGATGCGTTCCGCACCGCGATAATCGCGCTCGATCGCGCCGACGGCGACACTGCCGCCGAAGCGGCCGAGGACGCCGATTCGCAGGTCGAGGATTACCACTCGACCTTCATCGACAAGTTCAAGGACTACACCGAAACCAAGACGATGCCCGCCGACTAGGACGGGGGATGAAGCGGGCGGACCATCGCATCGGAAACGACACGACCGGTTTCGGCCGTTTGCGGCTGTCGGCCGACCTTTCTTCCATCGTCATCCCGGCCGCATTTGATTATCCCCCCACCCTAACCATCCCCAACCAGGCAGCGGCATCGCAGCACCATCTCATGCCTCCAGCCGCCGTCGCGCCCGAAACGCGTTCGCGTCCGTTCGACCCGCGCGCCCACCACCGCCCAGCCATCGGCGCCGCCGCGCAGCGTCCCGGCGATCGCCTCGATCCGCGCTGCCGCCGCACCATCGACCGCGCCCGCGCCGTGCACCGCCAGCGTCAGGCGCACCTCGCGTCCCGCGCGGTCCTTGGTTCCCCAGTCGCGCGCCTCGGCCGCGTCGAGCGCGACGAATGGCGCGGTCGCCCGCGCCGGCACGCCGTCGAATATCCCGTGGACCAGCCCCGTCAGTTCCGCGTCGGCCTGCAACAGCGCCAATGTCCGCGCACGCACCGCTGCCTCCGCGCCGCTCATGCCGCACCGCCCAGCGTCATCCGCCGCCAGGGTTGCCACAGCGCCGCGATGGCCGCCGGCGGCGTCGCCGGGGCGCCGTCGCGCGCATCGTGCAGATGCTGCGTCATGCGCACGATGCCTTGGCGGATCGCCTCGGGAATCCCGTTCGCCTCGGCGGCGATGCCGGCGCGGTAGGACAGGCGCGCGCGCACCGCGCCGCTCGTCTGGTGAAGCGTCACCCGCGCGGTGCCGTCGCGGCCGATCACCGCATCCCATGCGTCGGCCGCCAGCACCGCCTCCCCCCCGTCAATCCCGATCAGCGCGACCGCATCGACCGCCACGACGGGCCGCACCCGTGGCACCAGCGGCGCACCCTTTATCGGCAGCACTTCCTCCGCCGCGCGCTCGATCAACCACTGGCCGACAAAGGCTTCGCAGATATTGGTCGCCGCGCGCACCAGTCCAGCGACCACGGCATCGTCGATCGTCGGGCCCAGCCGCAGCCAGCCGCGCGCCTCGTTCAGGCTGACCGGGCTCTCGCCCGGCGTCACGCTCTGCATCGTCATCGCTCCTCCACCCGCACCGTCATCGACCGCTCGTCGATCTGACCGTCGCTCAGCGTGACGCGGTTCGTCACCCGATAGACATGGCCGGCGATCCCGCCCGCCAGCGTCACCGCCGCCTGCTCCAGCTCGTGCGTCTGGGCGGCGATTGTCACCCCGCCGGGCTCGTCGGGCGTTGCCAGCCATTCGCTCGCGACCAGCGCCTGCCCCTCGGGATAGGCGGCGCCCCATTCGAATGCGAAGTCGACCCGCGTTCCGGGGTCTTTGACAATCATTGTCACCGCAAAATCCTTTCGGTCAGGGCTTGCGCACGATGACGCGCCGGGGCCGGTCGCGCGCGATGGTCATTTCGGTCTGCCGCGCGGCCGGCGCGGGGCCACCCCATGCCGCGGCAAGGTCGCGGCGCGCCGCATCGGCAATCGCGCGCGATGCAATGGCGCTCCCGATCATGCCGCCATCTCCATTGCAGCAATTCGCGCCTCCTGCGCGGCGATCAGGAACAGCGAAAGCTGGTCGGGACGGATACCGAACCGGTCCCCGGCGGGCGCCGCGCCATCCGCGCCGCCATCCCAGCGGTCATAACAAAGAAAGGCATAGCGGCTGTCGGGCGTGGCCTCCGGCACCAGCGGATCGATCAGGCCCTCGTCGGCCATGATCGCCCACACCGTCTGCGCGCGCACGCCGAAATGCAGCCGCGCCCCGGCGGAGCCCTTTTCGACAATCGCCGCGTTCCACTGATAGAAGCCGAGTTCCAGGGCGATCCGGCGCGCCGCCGCCATTTCCGGCGGCGTAAGCGCGCCGCGCCACGTCTTTTCGCGTTCGTCGGACGTATTGATCGATCCGGTCGCGGCATACAGCGTGCTCGCGCGGTTCGCCGCCCCGCCCAGCGGCAGGGCATTGTCGGTCGAAGGAAAGAAGGATCCGGTCGATGCAGACACATTCCACTGGCCGCCCGCACCGGCCTGAAGACTGAGCGCAACGCCGGAGGGCGTCACCATCTTCGACGCCCATAATTCGGACCATCGGTTGGTCGCGGATCCGAAGGACTGCGTGTTGTTTCCGGACGGCCGCAGCGCGCCGCCGGTCTCCAGAACCACCCGCTCGACATTGTTGCATCTGAGCGCCAGCCCATGCGCGGTCGAGGTGCCGACGGTCATGCCGCTCGCGGTCGTATAGAGAAACCCCCGCACCGTGTCCGATGCGCCGTACAGGGTGATCTGCGAACCGGTCGGGCCGGTCATGTGCAGATTGCGATAGCCGCCGAAATTCTCGGGCGTCGTCGTGCCGATGCCGACGTTGCCAGCGCTGCTGATCGCGACGCTGTCGACGCCATTGTTCAGAAACTGGTGCGAAGACGCCGCGCCGGTATCATATTGCATGGTCCCCGAACTGCTGATCCGCACCGATGCCGACCCGGCGCTGGCAACCCCGAACCGCCCGGCGCTCGTCTGGACGTCCAGCTTGTTGACGGGATCGACGCCGATGCCGACATTGCCCCCGGCTGTGACGCGGACGCGCTCGGTTCCGCCCGTCGCAAGCGCGACGATATTTGCGGCGGGGCGGTAAAGGCCCGTGTCCGGATCGCTCGCGAACGACACCGACGGCTCGGCGGCGCTCCCGTCGATACCGGCGAGGGCCGCGCCCGCAAGCACCCGTCCACCGGCATCACGATACGCCAGCGTCGCGATCGGGATGTTCACCCAATCCGCGCCCCGCCGCACCGTGATCATGTCGCCGGCTTCACCGACAGGCACGGCCTCGTGCGTCGTCGACAGCGGTTGTTTGCCGTCCAGCGCGTCGCCGAGCGCCGTCACCGCGTCGCCGACGCTCGCCATTTCGGCCGCGACCATCGCCTGGGCTTCGAACCAGTCGGCGGCGACGGTCAGCGCGATCGTCTTCAGGCCGGGGGCGAAATCGACGCGGGCACCGCCGTCCGACGACGCCGCGATCGCTGCGCGCACCAGACGTCCGGCAGAATCGAGATGGCCGGTGCCCACCTCCCACTGGTCGGGCTGCGCCACGCCGGCAATCGTATAATGGAAATCTCTATCGACAGGCACGGTGCCCGCGAAACGGCGATGGCCGGGCACCGCGCCGCTCGGCGTCAGCGGGCCGGTCCCGCCCTCCTGGCACAGCTCGCGCACCAGATCGGCGAAATAGGGGGTCGGCATGGCAGGGCCATCCTTTCGAATGTCGCAATAATCTATGGGCGAATGCCGGCGGGTAGGCGCCCGGCCCGTCCCGAAAGGGAAGGGAGCCGGGACCGAGCGCCCTCGCGCACCAGCCGCTTTAGCTGGCGGCGAACTTCAACAGCTTGATGGCGTTCGAATCGATGATCGCACCGCCCACCCTTTTGGTTGCATAGAAATGCACGAAAGGCTTGTTGCTGAACGGATCTCGCAGGATCCGCGTCTCGCCGCGGTCGGCGATCAGATAGCCGGCGCGGAAGTTTCCGAAGGCGACCGACAGGCTGTTCGCGGCCACATCGGGCATATCCTCGGCCTCGATGACCGGATAGCCGAGCAGCGTCGCCGCCTGCCCTTCGACCATCCCCGGCTGCCAGACGAAAGCGCCGTCGCTCGTCTTGAACTTGCGGATGCGCGCCAGCGTATCGCTGTTCATCACCCAGCATGCCCCCTGCCGGTACGGCGCCTTCAGCGCATGGACCAGCTCGACCAGCTTGTCCTGCGGGTTCGACGCGGCAAAGCCGCCCGCCGCACCCGATGCCAGATATTGCAGCGTCCCGAAGGCGCGCGCGCTGTCGGTCTCGTTCGTCGCGGCATAGGACAGGAATCCCTTGGGACGGTTCGTGCCGTTGCCGGTCACGAAGGCCGCGCCTTCGGCCACCGCGAACTCGCGGCCCAATTCGTCGGCCAGCCAGTCCTCGACAGCGAACATCGCATCGTCGAGCATTGCCTGGCTCGCCGCCGGATTGGCGTAAAGCTCGCCCGATGGCGGCGCGATTTCGGCAAAGCTGCGCGTCGCCGTCTCGGGCCGCGCCGCGGTCTCGCCGACCCAGCCCGTCGCCGTCGCTCCGGTCGCGACCAGCTTGCGGTATCCGCTCGTCCCCGTCTGCACGACGGTGGCGATCGACCGGATCGGCGATAGCGCCTTCAGCGTCGCCGCGATGCTGCCGTCGATTTCGCGCGGCACCGCATAGCCGCCCTCGCCGCCGCTCGCCCCTGACAGGCTCTTCATCTCGACGCCCGCATCGATCCCGCGCCGCAGATAGCGTTCGACAAAGGCGTCGCGCGCCGGATCGGCCGCCGCCTTCGCGCCGTCGAGCGGCAGCCGCGAGGCCGCCACCGCCTGCGCGTCGACCTGCGCCTTCAGCGCCGCTACCGACGCCTTCAATTCGTCGACTGCCTCGGCCGCCAACACCGCATCGAACGCGCCGTCGAGCGCGTCGGCTTTCACTTCCATATCGTCCATGCTTGTCACTCCTTCACCAAATCCACCGCAATCACACGCGCCAGCGGCTGCATCGGCTGGGCGACCAGGCTCACTTCGGCGAGGTCGAGCGCCAGCAGCTCGCGCGGCCGCACCCCGCGCGCCGCGCGCACCCGATAGCCAAAGCTCAATCCGGTCAGCGCGCCGCGCTCGACCAGCCGCGCCGCCGTGGGATGCGTCACCCGCCCCACGACCCGCAGCCCGCGCGCATCCTCCGCCAGCGCCTCGATCGTCCCGACGACCGCACCGGGCCGATGCTGCCACAGCAAAGGCACCGCGCGCGCCGAACGCAAACTCGCCGCGAAAGCCCCGCTGCGCACGACATCGCCACCGCGATCGACCCGGTCGAACACCGAGGCATAGCCGGCGAAGCGTATCTCCCCCTCCCGCTCGCGGGAGGGGGTGGGGGGGAGGGCATGTTCGAAGACCGCGCTCACTTCAGCAACCCCGGCAGCCCCATCTTCATCGCCAGCCCGACGACGAGCAGCGCCAGCATCCCGCGCACCGCCCAGTCGACCGCCGCCTTCCACGCGCTCGTCTTCGCGTCGCGCCACGCGCCGAGCAGTTGGCGCAGGTCGCTCACATCGTCGCGCGCTGCCGCATCGGCGAGCCCCAGCCGCGCCAGCGCCCGCCGCGCCCCCAGCTCGCTCGCTTCCTCGACCAGCGCACGTAGCGCCGCCGCGTCGGGCGCGCCCGAAGCTCCGGCCGCACTCGTCCCAGCCAGCGCGATCAACCGCGCCAGCGCTTCATCCTCGTCCATATCGAATACTCCCGTCGCCCCCGCGAAGGCGGGGGCCGCAATCGGCCTAACTCGGCGTCCCTGGGCCCAACCACAGCGCCCCCCGCGTCCGCGAGGACGCCGATGTCACGCCATGCCCAAAAGCGCCTTCTTCTCGTCCGCGGTCAGCCAGTCGGCTGCCGACACTTCGCGCCACAGCGCCATGCGGTCGTCGGCGAGCGCCGGCACCCGGTCCAGATCGACGCGCAGCGCCGCGTCGGCGAACCAGTCGCCCAACCCTTGCGCCAGCGCCCCCAATATCTTCGCGCACAAGGGCAGCACCGTCAGCCGCCACAGCGCGCGATTGGCCTCGCGATAATTGGCATAGGTCGCATCGCCCGGCAGGCCGAGCAGCATCGGCGGCACCCCGAAGGCCATGGCGATCTCGCGCGCCGCGCTATGCTTCAACTCCAGAAAATCCATCTCGGTGGGCGACAGCGACAGCGCCTGCCATTGCAGCCCGCCTTCGAGCAGCAGCGGCCGCCCCGCATTGGCCCCGCCGGCAAAACTCTCGGCCAGTTCCTCGCGCAGCCGGTCGACCTGCTCCGCCGACAGCGGCATTCCCTTGTCGCCCGGATCATGGACCAGCGCGCCCGACGGCCGCGCCGCATTGTCGAGCAGCGCCGCATTCCACTTCGCCGCCGCATTATGCGCGGCGATTGCGCCCGCCGCCGCGCCCAGGCACCCCGCACCATAATGGTCGTCGAGCGGGTGCAGCGACTTGATGTGGATAATCGCGGTACGCCCGGCGCCATCCTCGGCCGCGAGCGCCACCGCCTCGCCGCCCGCCTTGTAGCGATAGGCGACCGGCCAGCCGCGCGCATCGGCCTCGACCGTCACCCGCTCGGGCCGCAGCGCATAAAGCTCCGCCGGCCGCCCCGCGGCGTCGCGCAAAATCTGCACATAGCCATTGCCGTGCAGCAGCAATTGCGCCGCCAGCGTCTCGACCAGCCCCTGCCCGCCCGACGTCGCCGCGACGAGCGCGGCAAGCGCCGTATCGCTCGCCACGACCGGCGCACTGCCGGCAGCCTCGGCCACCAGCCGCACCGCCCGCTGCACGATCGCATTGCCCAGATAACCGGCCCGCACTTGCGCCTCCCACGACAGCGGCGCCGGCGCCGACCAATTCCCATACACCCGCGACAAAACAGGCCGCGCAGCCCCCTGCGCAGCCTTCCGGCCAAACCAGTTCATGATGTTCTCCTGCCTTGGTCGCCTGAAGCGACCGGCTATTCCTCGCAGATCGTCACCCCGGGCTTGACCCGGGGTCCCGCTTTTTATGAACCCACCGGAATCGATGCACGATCACATCCGCCGCACCCCCGGCCCCCGCCCTTTCCGCACCCCGTCGAGCAGCGCCGTCAGCGCCCACACGCACGCATCCGCCCGATCGGGCGAGCGCCCCGGCCCCGCATAGCCGCCGCCCACCTGCAGGCCGCAAAGTTGATCCTCCAGCGCAGCAAACGCCCCCGCATGCACCACCTGCCCACGCTCGTAGGCGAGCGCGACGGGTTCCGCGCGCCGCGCCTTGCCGACGCTCGCATGCACCGCCACCACGGGCAGCGTCACATCGGCCTGGCGCAGCGTCGCCGTCACCATCTCGCCGCCCATATTGCTTTCGGCGACGATCCGGTCGGCGCCCCAGCGCGCCGCCGCAGCGGCGACCGCCTGCGCCCACAGCGCGGGCGGCGGCGTTTCGACGCTCGCATCCTCGACCACCGCCAGCCGCCCGTCGCGCAGCAGCGCCGCGACCACGATGCCGCAGGCATCGCCCTTCGCGCTCGCCGGCGGATCGACGCCGATGATCACCCGCGCCGGCTTGCCGATCGCATCGGTTTCGACCCGGCACCGCTCGATCAGCGCGCGGGTCCACAGCGCGCCCTCGACATCCTCCAGCATCTCGCCGTCCAGCTCCTGCCGCCCGAGGCGCGTGCCGCCGTAATTTTCCAGCATCGCGCCAACGAAATTGGCGGGCAACCACGGATTGTCGCGCGTCCGGCCCCGCGTCTCGACCAGCCCCGACGCAGCCTTCACCCGCCGCATCGCCGCGCTGGTGCGCGGCGTCGTCGTCACCACGACGCGCGGCCGCTCGCCCAGCCGCAGCCCCATCATCAGATTGTCCCACGCCGCCTCGCCGCGCCGCCATTTGGCGAGCTCGTCGCACCAGGCGGCATGATGTTCGGGGCCGCGAAGCTCCTCGCCCGCCTCTGCGGAATAGAGCGTCGCAATCGCGCCGCTCTCGAAACGCAGTTCGCGCCGGCCCGCAATCCAGCGCACCGGCTCGTGGCTGCGCGCCACCGCAATCAGCCCGCTCGGCCCCTCGATCATCACCCGCTGCGCGTCCGCGATCGTCGCGCCGACCAGCGCGAACCGTGCGCCGGGCGAGGATCGGGCAACCTCGCTCACCCATTCGGCGCCCGCGCGCGTCTTGCCGAACCCGCGCCCCGCCTGGATCAGCCAGATGCGCCAATCTCCCGGCGGCTCGCGCTGGCCCTCATTCTCAAGTCCATACCATCGGTTTGCCATTTCACGGCGCTGTTCGACGGTCAGCGTTCGCAAAACCTGTCGGCGCTGCGCTTCCGTCAGCCGCTCCAGTTGCGACCATATCATCTGCGACCAGGCACTCAGCCGCTGCGCCGTCCAGCTCTTTGTGGGCGGCCGCCCTTTCGTCCGGCGCGCCGTCACGCGGTGCCTTTCGACGGCGGCGGATCGCCGACCGCGCGAACGGCCCTCTGGCGCTTCACCATGCGAATCCGCTTGATCAGTATCGCATCGACTTCCTGTTGCGTCGGCACTTGATGTGCGGGCGCCCGCCGACCGCGGGCTTCGCCGCGCGCGACGCTCGCGCGATGCAGGCGCAGCAATGCGGTCGCCTCGGCGACCGTCATCTTGACCACCGGCTCCCTGGCCTCGTCCAGTTCCAGATTGTCGACAGCCTCGAGCGCGCGGCGCACCAGCGCCGTCTCCAGCCTTTCATATCCGATTTCTAGCGCCGCCTGCCATTGCGCGGCAAATTCGGGATCCCGCTGGCGCAGCCGATAGACGCCGGACGACGCCATCCCCGCGGCCTCATGCGCGCGCACCACGTTGCAGCTCGCCGCCAGTTCGGCCAAAAACGCTGCGCGCCGCGCCTTGGTCCACCCATTGGCGGGCGCCGCCCTCCGCTGTACGGGCCGCCCGTTTCCCGGTCCCATCGCGTCCTCACCGTTTGCCTTGCCCATGCGCCGATCCCCAAAACAAAGGGCCGGAACGCCCTCCCGCATCGGAAGGGCGCCGGCCCGAATCGCAATTCTTCATGATGTGACGCTTGTGCCATAAGAGCGTGACGATGTCAATAGAAAGTAACCTATATGGTTATTTTGTCGCCCACACCAGAAAGCGGCGCCAAGGTCGCACGCTGCCCCCCTCCCGCAGGCGGGAGGGGCAGCGAGACTTGCGAGCCTGCTCGCTAGTCGCAGCGGGGTGGGCTGGTCGCACCGTCGCACCCCGCCCCCAGCCCCTCCCGCAGCGGGAGGGGAGAAGAAAATCACAACCCGCCATCCCATCCCCACCCGCTCGATTGACGCCCCGCACCAGATGGTTACACCCTCAACCATCCACCGGAAAAAGGGGCACCCATATGATGCGCAAACTCGCCTTGCTCGGCGCGAGCCTTCTCACCCTCGCAGCGCAGCCGCTTTACGCGCAGCAAAGCACCGCCCCCGAGCCCGCAAGCGCCCCCGCCGCAACAACCGCCGCGCAGGATGACGCGACCGGCAGCGCGCAGACCGGGCCGCAGCGCCGCTTCACCGGCGAGGATCTTTTCGGCCTCGCCGCCGCATCGGACCCGCAGATCAGCCCCGATGGGCGCCACATCGCCTATGTCCGCCGCGCGAACGACATCATGTCCGACCGCGCGGTCAGCACGATCTGGCTGATCGACACGCAAACCGGCGCCGAAGTCCCCGTCGCGGGACGCGGCGGCGATGCCTTTTCGCCGCGCTGGTCGCCCGACGGCAAGCGGCTCGCCTATGCCTCGACCGAGGGCGGCAGCGTCCAGCTCTGGGTGCGCTGGATGGACGGGGGTGAGGCGGTGAAGCTCACCGGCCTGCCGACCAGCCCGTCGAGCATCGCATGGTCGCCCGACGGCCGGTCGATCGCCTATACGATGCTCGTCAAGGACGATGCGCCGCGGTTCGGCAAGGCCCCCTCGAACAAGCCCGAAGGCGCCAAATGGGCCGAGCCGCTGGAGGTCCACGACCTGCTCACCTACCGCGCCGACGGCCAGGGCTATATCGAGCCGGGGTTCGAAAAGATCTTCCTCGTCTCGGCAACCGGCGGCGCGCCGCGTCAGCTCACCTTCGGCCCCTATCATGACGGCGGTCCGCTCAGCTGGTCGCGCGACGGCGCAATGCTCTATTTCAGCGCCGACCGCCGCCCCGACTGGGAAAGCGATCCGCTCGAAAGCAACATCTATGCGCTCGACGTCGCGAGCGGCTCGATCACCCAGCTCACGACGCGCAAGGGCCCCGATGCCAATCCGCTGGTGTCGCCCGACGGCCGGATGATCGCCTATCTGGGGTTCGACGACCGGCTGCGCGCGTATGAAAACACCGGCCTCTACGTGATGAACCGCGACGGATCGAACAGCCGCCGCATCGCTCCCGACTGGGATTTCAGCGTCGACGGCCTCGCGTGGGACGCCGACGGACGCGGCCTTTATGCCCAATATGACGAGCATGGCGAAACCAAGGTTGCGCGCATCGGTCTCGACGGATCGGTCCGCACCGTCGCCAGCGGGCTGACGAGCAGCGGGCTCGACCGACCCTATTCGGGGGGCAGCTTTTCGGTCGCCGACAATGACGCGATCGCCTTCACCGGCGGCGGCCCGGCGCGGCCGGCCGAGGTCGAACTCGCGGCCGCCGGCAAGACGCGCATCCTGACCGATCTCAACCGCACGCTGCGCGAGGTGAAAGCGCTGGGCGAGGTGCGCAAGATCACCGCCGCGTCGAGCGTCGACGGCCTGTCGATCGACGGCTGGCTCACCTTGCCGCCGGGCTATCGCGAGGGGCAGCGCGTGCCGCTGATCCTCGAAATCCACGGCGGGCCGTTCGCCGCTTATGGGCCGCATTTTTCGACCGATAACCAGCTTTATGCCGCGGCGGGCTATGCCGTCCTCTCGTCCAACCCGCGCGGGTCGACCAGCTATGGCGCGTCCTTCGCCAATGCGATCGACAAAAATTATCCCGGCAACGATTATTTCGACCTGATGAGCATCGTCGACCGCGCGATCGACCTTGGCATTGCCGATCCCGACGCGCTCTTCGTCACCGGCGGGTCGGGCGGCGGCGTGCTGACGAGCTGGATTGTCGGCAAGACCGACCGCTTCAAGGCCGCGGTCGCCCAAAAGCCCGTCATCAACTGGACGACGCAGGCGCTCACCGCCGACGGTCCCGCCTTCTTCGGCCGCTACTGGATCGGCGCGATGCCGTGGGAGGATCAGACGCCGTTCTGGAGCCATTCGCCGCTGTCGCTGGTCGGCAACGTCAAGACCCCGACGATGGTCGTCGTCGGCAGCGAGGATTATCGCACCCCGGTCAGCGAGTCGGAGCAATATTACACCGCGCTGCGTCTGCGCGGCGTCCCGACGGTGCTGGTCAAGGTGCCGGGCGCCAGCCACGGCGGCATCGCCGCCCGCCCGTCGCAGGCCGCGGCAAAGGCGTCGGCGATCCTCGCCTGGTTCAAAAAATACAAGAAAGGGTGGACGCCGGCCGCCAAGGATTGATCGCCGGCCGGCGCCCGCGCGCCGATCATTTGGTCGTATAGCCGCCATTCACCAGGATCGTCTGCCCGGTCATCCACCAGCCGTCGGACACCAGCATGCGGATCCACGGAACGATGTCGGCGATGTCGGTCAGGCCCGTCTTGGTAAAGGCCGACAGCGCCGCCGCGGACTTGTGATACGCCTGCGCGTCGGCGGCTTCGGCGGGATAGAAGAAGGGCGTGTCCATCGGCCCCGGACCGATGGCGGTCACCGAAATGCCGCGCGCCCCGAATTCCTTCGATGCGGCGCGGGTGAAATGCTCGACCGGCGCCTTCGTCCCGGCATAGGCGGCATAGAAGGGCGTGTAGGCCCCGAGCAGGGAGGTGACGAGCGTGCAGATCTTGCCATTGTCGTTGAGGTGCTTGCCCGCTTCCTTCAGAAAGAAAAAGGCGGTCTTGCTGTTGACCGCGGTCATCGCGTCATATTCTTCCTCGCTGATCTCGACGAACGGCTTCTTCAGCACCTTGCCGACCGT